GTAAATCCTGATACCGTAAATGGTACCGTAGTCCAAGTACTTGATACTTGAGCTTCAACAGTATTTTCAGAATCACCCGTAAAAATAAAATTGGCATTAATTGGTATACCTGACCAGTTTCCACCACTCTGTGTGAAAGTACAAGTCCCTTGTGGGTTTGGAATTGTTGCTCCTGTTACCGGAACAGGTAATGTCTTTGTAACTTGAGTTGTCCCCCACGGATTGTTTTGAGTGAGGCTTATTTCAAAATCACCCGCATATGAATAAGTGTGTGATAAAAACTGAGGTGCAGTTTCATTCAAGACCTGAACGGGTGAACCATCCCCCCAATTTAGAATGTAATTTGATAAAGATAGAAACTTTCTGAATTCAATATCAGATGTATTATAAACTAAAACAGTGTACGGTGAACCTGTGGATGCTGAAAATATAAAATTATTAACAACCTCTTTCTGTAAAATAAATCCATCAAAAGGTGTGTAAAATCCTAAATCATTGAAACTGTTTTGAAATATCACATCTATTGTTAAACCCGTCAACAAACTACTTCCATTTGTACCCCCCGACAAAATACTTGTCATTGCAGAATAAACCCCAAAAGTATTTGTCTGATATGTTTCAGAAATGATATCAGTACTCAACACCTCAGGTGATATTCTTATCTTGTAAATTTCACTATTCATTAGGGGTTAATATATTCATACCATTTTATGGGGTTACCCTGTGTTCCAATTCTAACACCATTCTGTGTTGTTACTATATATTCATAATTAGCGTAATCTATATCAACCACGTAATAAAAATATTTAGATTTATCAAAGTTAAATGTCTGTGGAACATTACTCTGCGGTTCATTCATCATTCTTATAAATTCACCGGTCTTGGCATTAAAGAATTTAGCTGACATATAAAATCTTGTCGTATCAACATATGTTGGGTTTTTCAACCAATAAACAAAATAACCTTCTTTATCACCCACATAATCAAGTGTATAAGATGGTTTATTAATGTTGATGTTTTGTACTGTTAGACCCGTTCCTAATAAAGCACCTTGTTCATTACCCTGTTGTGTCGGTATGATAATAGTTGCCATAATTTTTTGGTCTTCACTACGAGGTGTATCATATAAATCAACCTTGAAGAAACTTCTTTGGAACGCCGCTGAAAAATAATAAATTTCAGCAACAGTAAATGACTCACCAGTATAACTACAAACCCAATCAGTTGAAGTCGCTGCGGTTACTTGATATAGTGGAGGTAAAAAATAAAACTCATAGTTGGTTGATGTAAGCCCACCACTATAAGGTACGTGTCCATATCTTGTGACTTCAAAATCCTCTGTCGGATTTATGATTTTTTCTAATACGTCAGCCTCGTATTCGTCCAATCCATCACTTCTACCAGCATTATCCCAAGTAAGTTCAATTGGAATGTTTACTTGTTTGTCTTTGATTATGCTCGGTAATCTAAATTTATTCACATCCATCGATGAAAGGGTCTACAATATAATCAACCAAAGGTCTGTTTATGTTTCTATAGAACGATGTTGGAACTTGTAGAAACAGTATATCACTAAATGGGTAGTGAGCATCATTTAAAAACGGCGAGTCAACACCGACTCCTTCAGTATCAATATACCCATAAGGATATAAGTCTCTCCATCTCCATTGTCTTTCAGTTTCCGAATAAAACGCCCAATCAGGAATAAAATCTACTGTGTCTTTGTCACCAACTTCAATATATGTTGAAAACGCTCTAATCGGTACCGAAAAATGTGGTTGATAATAATAACCTGACTCCAAATTTATTGGTGAAGAATTATTGAAAATTAAAGGATTGTATGAAAACTTGTGGGTCATTTTTGATAGGACCGTTTCTTCCATTGAAAAGTCGTTCCACTCACAAAAATCACCCGATATTATATCACCAATATTTAAAGACTGATTATAATAGAAAGTTTTACCTGAAAAATTATAAAAGTCAGTTCTTAAACCTAAATCTTTATTTGTGGGACTAGAACTATCCCACCAAATATCGTCTTCACCGTCAAGGAAATTCATGTCCCAACCAATCAATAAACCCGGATACCCATTAGCATATGGTTTATTGAAGTATCCCATATAACCTTTTTCGATTATTGTTATAAAAAGTTCAGATAATGGTCTTCCTTGGTTGTCTAATAGTAACGATGTATCAATATCTTTTGTTATTGTAAATCCACATGTTTGACTTCCATCTTTAACTGAAATACGTGAAACACCGTTAGGTGTTAAAGCAGAATATTCAAGTTGTTTTTTATTACTAAAGGCGTTATTCTCAAAACCAAGTTTTGTTAAATCATAATCCGACTCTGAAGATATTATTTTATGTCGTCTTACATAATATTGTGATGTGGTTTCACCAGTATTATTAATATCTAAAACTCTTTTAAATGTACCTGTAATGTTATTGGTTAAGGCAGTATATCCAATATTGTAGATTGAGAATATTTTTTCATCCGAACCAAAATATTGGTCACCTAAAGATTCAACTTGAAAATAGTTTGTACCGTTAGATGTTATAGATAATTCCACAAACTCCCCAACTTGTAAGTTGTGAGGTACTCCACAATAAAAAGTAACCAATGACTTACCGTCGGGGTTTGTGTTCTGTATAACAAATGGAACACCATCACCCGCTTGGAAATATGTGACAGCAGAAAACTGAGTATTTTCATATCTCATTTGTTGTTGACTGTCCCCACTTACAGGATATGAAACATAAATGTTCCAATTGTATGTTGATGCACTTTTATTATAAAATGGTATGTGACCAGGAATTCCCGTAGTTCTGTAAAATGTAAACTCATCAAATTGAACGTATCCTTTCCACGCATTTATTTGTGGTGGATTTTGATTCGCATTAATTGTTTTTGCCTCTACACCGTTGATGTAAAATAGATTATTTCCAAACGGAACATACGAAGTAAACCCACTAATACCATTATCAAAAATGTTAACAATTTTCCCTCCAATTCTAAAATTGTTGCTTGACTGTCTTTCTTCTTCAAACTGACTTGTTTGTGATAAATAAACATTCCTATCACCTTCAATGATTTCCCTTTCTTGAGCTTCAAGTGGAACTTGAATCAAGTAATCTTGTTCAGGTGCACCTTTGAACCTATCTTGATTTCTTAAAATTCTAACTTCACCTAAACTCATAGTATTTCCTCATTGAATATATATTTGTTTATGTACTTATTCATTGCAGATTTACCGACTCTAAGACCAAAATAAAAATGATAAGGTGACCCAACCCCAACAATTGGTGGTGGTGGATTTATTGTACCGTTTGGTGTAATTGTGGGATTTATACCACCAGTTGATGACGAATTATAGATATATCCAGGTCTTTCAAATGTTGGTGTAACCACACTCGAAGGGAATGTTGGTTGTCCTGATGCGGGATTACTACCAAGTAATCTATCTACCGATTGATACTTGTAAGTGTAAATCTGTGACGGTACACTATTTTTTATCTGCCAATCATTTATTTGAGAACCGAAGATTAAGTTACCATTATTTTGAATCTGCCATGGCCAATATGGTACTTGTTGGTCTTCAAAACCATAATAATTAGTCAAATAAATTATAGTATTATCTTCAAATGTTGTTCTACCTGGGGTAATTAAATCTCTATTTTGTGTATTTGCCGAAAAGAATACACCCAACACAGGACCTTGGCCTGTTTGATAATATTTTATCTGACTTTGTGAGTAGTTATCACCCAAATATGGTGTAACTCCAAATTCAGAATTTATACTTAATAATTGAGTAATGTCACCATCTAATCTTTGTTTAGGTCTTGAGAATAACTGACCAATAGATGAATCACCCGCATTTAAAACTTGTTCCCAAAAATTAGCATCCGCCAATCTACTAATAACAAACAACTGTAAAATATCTGAAGTGTCATTGTACGATGTTGTTGGAATTTTATTAATAATAAATCCTTCGTAATCTGGATTGAATGCAATCTCTCTAACAAATTGGTCTCTTGGCCCCAAATCAATTATAGTTGTTGGACTACCAAGTAATCTTTTATTACTTGCATCGTACAATTCATCGTTAGCATTTAATGGTGGTAGTTTTCCTACAAAAGTACTTCCGTTGTACGGTGAACTACGATAGAAGAATGAGTTATTAGTTTCTTTAAATACGATGGTATCTGTACAATATCTGTATGTTGTATCCGAATTAAATGTTGCCGCTGAAAAAGGTGCTAAATACAAAGTGTCTTTTTGGAATGAATACATGTACAGAGAACCGTTAATCCAGTTGTTAGTAAATGTTAATGAAATAACATTTCTACATAACGCAAACATCATTCTAAATCTTGTCCTCCATTCGAAGAAAGTTGTAATGTCTTTTCCGATAGTTGAGAATGCTGGTTTTTGTACTAAATAGTAACACCCACCATACATTTTTTTAATATCATCTTGTTTATCAAAATAATAACAATCGTCCGTGTTTATTGCAACTCCAAAGTTTTCACCATCACCAGTATAACACTTAAGTGGTACCATCGACCCACAACTAAATGTTTGAATGATGTTTGCAGCAACACTACCAGCATCTTCCAAGAAATCATCAGCAGCTTCATTAGAGTTATCACTACCAACATTATAAGTTGGTGTTACTTGTTCACTTAAACCACTATCTGTAATTGCATAAACCGCAAAGTTTTTATTTTGATGTAAAACAAATCTTCTATCATGAGTATCTGAAGTTGGTAATCTATCAGACCTCATAATCATTCTTGTGGTGTTAGACATTGTAATTGTGTCTGTAGGGTATTGTGTGAAGTATGTTGGTGAGTAATAGAAATAATCGTTTCTACTTGGATTACCCGAACCACCATTACATAACATCATCGTACCACCTTCAATAATTTCATTGTTTTTATAACCATTTTTGAATCCTGTAGAGTTTGTAGAATTGACCATCTTATTACCACTATTCTTTGTTGCCAAAGCACCACTTACAGTATTAAAATTACCGATTGAACCCGCAGTTCCTGAACCTACTTTAGGGTTACTAGCGTCTAAACAGGAGTAATCCAAATGGTTTTTACTTATATATGATTGATAATTAGAACCAACAGTAAATGTGTAACTACCATAAAACAAATAACCATTATTATTGGAACCGTTATTTGCCAATAAATTATGTCTTGTCAAAGTATAATTAACTGAATTATATTTTTGTACAGGAATATTCATTTTGTAATTTCCTCTGACTGTAGGACCCGTACCAAAAGATTTACCATATAGCGGTGATAAATCAAAAATAGTATCTTGTCTGTCAGTATACATGTCAACACCTCTAACTAAGAAAACCACAATATGACTATTATATTCAGTATTCAGTTGGAAGTTTGGCACATTGTATTTGAACTTTTCCGTACCTGAAGAATCCGGGTAATCATCAGGATTGTCTCCACCACCTTTAGAAACTCTTTGATATCCAAATATGAAACGATTTATGAGTTTGTCGTTACCAAAACCATATGTTGACGGTATGTTTGACACACCAGCAATTTGGACATAATCTTGTATTGTAGATGCCGTAATTACTTGATAGTATTCTACGTCTGACGGATAAAGATATTTGTTCTTTAATTCATTTGTTGAACCTGTAATCTCATAAACAGTAGCACTATTAGTACTCAAGTTTGACGGATTCATATAATTTACAGTAGCATAATAAGTAGTACTGGTGATTGAAGTACCCGTTGTTCCACCACTTATGTTAGGGTCCGATGAGTTTGCTGTGTTTTGGAAAGAAATTACTCTACCCGCTTGAAGAGCATCTTGACTGTTAGGGTCACACAATAAAACCAAAACATTATCATAGTGAAATTTACCAGTGTTTAAAGATGACGATGGGTTAACACTTACTTTTACTTTGTTTTGTGCACTATCGGCGTGATATTTAGCCTTAACATTAAACAAGTTCATTCTTTCAGACAATGACAAATCCCACGACCATGTTTTGTAATTCGTGTAAGGATTACCATCATCATTGTTATCATCCATAAACGGTGATTTAGTCCAAACTGAATTATCAACACCGTTGTCAAAACCAGACATTGTAGATTGGAATCCATAAACATATTTTGATTGCCAAGAAGTATCTACTTCATCACCATTCAATCCTATCACTTGTTCAAAAAACAAATAGTCAGTTGAGTTTACTAATAAACTATTATTTGGTGATGGTGTTGTATCATTTTGAGTTATTACGTCACGACTTTCACAGTTACACATATCACAGTCAGGATACGACATATTAGGTAATGGGATTGCCGTTAATGGACATGTTTCACTAATATTAACTAACTGCCATTTTGGACAATTTAATTTTAATAACCCAAATGATAATGCCTTTACTACATTACAAATAATAATTAAAGCACTTAATATTACAGTACCTACAACATTAATAACAACCCTTAAAATTGGCCAAAGAATACAGATAATATTTGATAAAAATATTAATGTTATAATTGTAGGAACTAAAGTGGTTAGTAAAATGTTGAATAGAAAGTATATTAAATCAAAATTTCTTACTCCATCGTTTACGGGAAACTTATTATTTTCAGACTCACAACTTCTGTCAAGAATTTCCTTTATACCTAAAAATCTTGCCCTACCACTACCTTTTCTATAATCTTCAATAAATTGTGAAGTTGTATAAACTTTGTTATACTTCATTAAATAGAAAAAATCTTCACAATTAATAGCGGCTTGTTTGTCCGAATAGTCATCCCAGTCTAAAGAGAATGCGTAGCTTTTTTGAAACTGTTGCCAATTTGTGTTACCCGTATAATTTGGGTCGTAGTATGGACTATTACTATCCGCATATTGTGCTGGGTCAACACCAGGGTTTGTTGTTGTTGTTCCCGTCCAACCATATTCTCTAATGTTTGGTACTAAAAAGTTCGCTCTCTGTATTTCACCTTGGATAGGTATAAGTGTCGTACCATCCCTTAGAGGACCATTTTGTTGTGATTGATATTTTATCTTAAATCTATACTTACCTTTTGTTGGAATACCGATTCTTGGGTCTCGTGAATAAACAATTTCACCATATTCATTTGTGACTACATAATCTAAATTCATCGGTACGTCACACACAAATGTACCATCATCATCAATCACTTTACCTCCATTGGCCAATCTAAACTGTTCAAGGATTGGGTTGCCGTTTTCATCGGTACTTACAGTTTGTCTAATAGCTAAAACTTCACCGGAACCTGTGACCATACCGCAGAGGTCACCTTGTTCTGTTTTTGGTTTACAATTTTTCTTCAACATTTGAGCGTCTTGTGAGCTCATTATTGAACCCATGAATACCGCTGTTGGTTGAATCTCAATACCCAATTCTCTTAAATCAAAATCCGCACGAGTAATTCCAATACTACATTGTGAACCATCACCCCAAAAAGATGTTACATTGATATCTTTTTTTGCATTAATAATTTGAGGAAGCGAATCTAAATCTTCTGAGGCTCTAAATTGTACACCATCAAATTGTTCTGCAGTTGCAAGACCCATTCTAATCAAGTCTGCAGGTCTTAGAGAGAACTCACCTATGTTGGAAAGGTCCAAGTCCATTGTAAGTGTTTGTATACCCAAAGGAACCCCTACAATCATGAAGTCACCCGACTCGTTTGTCTTAACAGTATACTTGTAATATTTTTCGTATATTTCAAGTACCTCACTACGTGTTAATAAGTCTTCACGTGTCGGGAAGGTACCCGTTGGAGTATGTCCCCCGTATTCTTGATTGTATGGTAATAAATTATATCTATACCCATCTTCATTCTTTTCGGCTGGGCTTTTATATGGGTAAAGAGCGGTTATTACAGGGTTTAATAAGTCCTCGTCATCAACAGGTACAAACACAGAAACCCTTACATTTGGTACACCAAATCCACCGTTAGCAACAACACGACCAACAACCACACCATAGTCAGCACAAAAACGAGTATAGACATCACCCTGAGTAAGTTTCATTGATAAGATTTCCAAAAAGTCGAAATCTTGTTCTACATTCAGTTGCAAAGTTTGGTCTACTCCTAATTGTGTACGTAATCTGTATGATTTAGGCATATAATATCTTTTTAGATAAATAGTTATTCATCTATTTTCATAATAACTTAGTAAAACTCTATGTAAATGAATTACGAGAAATCGACAGTTTTAAGGTTCTTAATTCTAACCTTAATGTCTTTGTTAGGAAATCTAACTTGATAAATCTGTGAAGGTTCAGCAAAAATAGTGTCATCAACCAAAGCAATTTCTTTAGTCGCACTATTCACATATCTCTGTGAAGTTTCAGATGACGAGTATTGACCCCCCACTTTATTGAATACTTTTAAATCCGTTACAGAAATCACACCAGCAACGTCTTGAACTTGACTTCTAATCTCTGATATGAATACGTTACCACCCATCTCCCTAAAGACAGGACTCATCAATGTTTGTATTTTATCAATTACTCTTGTGATTACCTCACCTTGGTTCTGTGCCGCATCAACCACTACTGAAATATCGAATTCCAAATCAATAACTTGAGCAACATTGATAGAAATATAATCATTTATCATTCTATAATTTGATAAGTAATTAGCTAAGTTTGTTTTCAATGTGTTAGATACCGTCTGAGTTAATGAACCAGTGGAGTCGTATGAAACAATATTGATATTGATTTTGTTATCTTCTTCTGTGATTGCAACTTTTGCAGGTGCTCCAAACTTACCAGGCATTTTTCTAATCAAAGCGTAGTAGTCATTTACAGTTACCGCTCTGTTTTGAGATGCGAAGTTAAACGTAACCATGTTTCTAACTTCTTCTATGTTTGGTTGGTTAGCCCCACCAATCGCAGCTGTTACGTTGTTCACTCTAAGTGAATTTACAACTTGTTGGTTGATATTTGCTGAAGGTCCGTTAACAAAGAAATTAACAGTACCCACTTGATTGATTGTATTAACACCGATGTTTGAAACTGTACCACCACCAATTCTGTACTGTACAAATAATGTGGTATTGGCTTTCACTGTTTTACCTAAACCAATATTGTTTTGGTAATCTTGAATTCTAAGAGGTACACCAGTTCTTGAGAATTGAGCTAATTGGTCGTCAGCCGTAACAGTAGCATTACCAAATTGAACTCTTAAGAATCCTTCAGGGGTATATTCACTAATGAATCTTAATTCAGTTTCAATATATCTACCAACTTTAATTCCTGGTCTGTCTGCGGGTTTTGTTGGGTCCTCAATGAAAACTCTACTTTCCGCCAATGAATCAACTTCAAACCATCTGTCAGGTGAATTGATAAATTCAGAGTATGTTGGGATTGATTGAAACGATGTTCCGTCTTTTTGAATAACAGACGTAATTCCGATAATGTTTTTCTCAGGTAAGAAAAATTCAAAGAATGGCTTAATATCTGCAGGTGTAATAACCTTCTTGTACACTTTTGTAATTCCATTAACCACAACCTCTCTTTTGGTGATTGTGTAATTTAATAGTTTACCGTTTGAATCAAAGTTAGGTATTTTTGTTTGGTTAGGATATCCTTCACTATTATACTGTGATGAGAAGTCAATATCGTTAACATTTTCAAATGTTTGTCCTGCACCAACTACTTGTGAACCAGCTCTTAGAATACCCAAATATCTTGTGTCTTCTTGGTCACCAAATGCTGGTACTGTAATTGCAAAATCACAAAGAGCAACTGATGGTCTGTTACCGGGTATTTTCAAACCGTAAGTTCTTGCAATGTTGAAAATTGAAGAACGTTGTTGTGCGTATTGAAGAACAGTCTCTTGAATACTTCTATCCATGTGATAATGTAAGTTATCACCTATGGCTGCGTTTAAATCTAAGAATACTGAGTATACTGAAGCATCATTGAAGTTATCAATAAGTTCAGGATAATACTGTTGAGTATAATTGATGAGGTCCTGACGTAGTGATTCAAAATCCCTGTCTGCGTATGATATTCTTCTTTGTGCCATTTACATTAAATATTAATAATAACGAAATCCTTACTATTAAAGGTGCTGTCTGTTATAGTATAATCAATTCTTATTTTTGCTGTATAGTCAGCAACACCAGTTCCTGGTACTCTATAAATACCACTAACACCTATTTGACTCATATTCAAGTC